CTGGTGGTACGGGTACTAACACTGGTGGCGGTACTACTGGCGGAACTGGTACTACTGATGGAGGTACTACTGGTGGAACCGGCGGTACTGGAGGAGGTGGCGGTACTGGAGGTACTGATGGAGGAGGAGATACTGATGGAGGAGGAGCTACTACACCCCCATCACCTACTGCGCCAGTCACAGATTGGGTAGACGATCTAGACTACTACTATGATAAGAATTTGGGAGAGTCTATAGCTGGTGGTGTATGTGGTGCGTTCAACGATGTCTTTCTACAGCTAGGTGCATTGTTCACACTACTACAGCAGGGCTTGGGGCTCGCAGCATATATACTGCAACTGTATAGAGACTATGATCCAGTACAGCTTGCAAAGAGTTTATCGTTTCAGGCCATTATAGAAGCTATTAAAATTAAAGTGCTTGAAATCATTGACAAAGTAATACAGCAACTGCTCAAGCAACTAGAAGCTATTGCGACCGCAGCAATAAGCATCTATACTGGTATTGAAGGAGCCGGTCAGTGGGCTTGGGGTAAATTGATAACTATGGTACAAGATGTCAAGGATTCTTTTAGTGAAGAACACACCAAGACGCTCAAAGAAAGAGTCGAAGCATTCATGGACTACATCGTAGAGCAGTTCGAAAGACTTACTCCAGAGAATATCGCATTGATGCTATTCAGATTTTGTCTTCTCACTGAAGTTATTCAAGGGCTTCTTTCAGGTCCAGTAGATGGTCTTAAAGCAATAGCAATATCATTAACAGCAGAATATGCAGTACTCAAGAGTTTTAGTCTCGGAGAAACACAGAAAGCTGTCTCTCTGGGTGCGATTCGTGTAGGGCATCTTGAAAGAAAAGCCACAAAAGAAAGCGCAGCAGCAGCTATCAACTCGCAGCAACCGTCTATCGCTGAAGTGGCTGGCGGCGCTCAATGTGATTGGGTCACACCATGTACTCTGACTCCTGATGAAGTGAGGATCGTTACGAATACTGATGAGGGCGGCGCGTCAGGTAAGTTTACTTTCGCGGGCAGTGTTGTGAATCAAAACGAATTCGAAGCCATGGAACTTGAGGGTGCAGGCTGGAAAAAGATCGATAAGGTAGTGTTAGCTAAACTAGCAAGAGTATCTGAGTATACAGGTCAACAGTACGTCATTACATCTGGTTATAGATCGCCAGCATATAATAAGTCTGTGGGTGGAGTAACGAACTCGTTGCATACTACAGGTAAAGCTATTGACGTTAGAATGCCGGCTAACAAAGATGAATTCATAGTCGCTGCTAGTAGAGCAGGCTTCACTGGCATAGGTGTATATAATACCTTTATACATCTTGATATAGGGCCTAGACGATCTTGGGTGAAAAGTTCATCTGATAATCAAGCAATGCGTGATCTTGTCGGTAGACATAATCAAGATGCGTTACGCACAAAAGCATAAATAGTTCATGAGGAAATATAATCAATGAGTTTAACACCCAGACAAGCCCGGAACAACGAAGTGCTGTATTCGGACTTCCGTAAAGACCTTGCTACGTTGCCAGGTCGAAATGATCTTGGGCGTATTGTTAACGAGAATGCTGTGCGCGAAGCTATTAAGAATCTTCTATTGACAGATCGTGGCGAAAGACTCTTTCAGCCCTATCTAGGTAGTGATATACGCAAATCTCTGTTTGATAATCTTATGATGCCAGGTACGCTTATTATTCTAGAGACAAGGGTCACTGACTGTCTAAATAATTTTGAGCCTAGGTGTGATCTAATAGCCGTTGATGTTACTGCGTCTATTGAAGGAAATAGCGTAGAGATAACAGTTGTTTTTAGTGTACTAAATATAGAAGAACCTCAAACAGTTACATTCGGCATCGACAGGGTAAGATAATGAGTAATATATCTCCAGTAAAAGACTTAGACTTCTTTGCTACAAAGGAAGCATTAAGGGCTCATCTTAAAAATCAAGTACAGTTTAAAGACTATGATTTTGAAGGTTCGAACATGAGTGTTCTTCTTGACGTGCTATCATACAACACGTTCTATAATAACTTCTATTATAATATGGCCATCAGTGAGATGTTTCTAGACTCTGCACAGCAGCGTAACAGTATCATATCTCACGCAAAAGAACTAAACTACTTGCCTCGTAGTCGTAGATCATCTGTTGCTATAGTGACAATTAACATCTTTGAGACTTTTGGCAATGTGATAGATGCGGCTGCTGCGACCAACTTCCCAAAAATTCCAAAAAACACGGCGCTGACAGGTAAGTGCGGCGATACCACGTTTACGTTTCTCACTGATAAAGAACTTACTGCATATGGAGCATACGTCACTGGTACATCAACTAGAAAATATACTCTCGAAAATGTATCAGTATATCAGGGTCGTATGCTTATCGAGACGCTAACCACGACTGACACTACTCTCTCTAACTCATGGATAGATACTACCTCGTTGACTCTTACTGTCAATGATGAAGAGTATCTCTATAAGACGGATATCTTCGGTGTTAAGAGTACCGATAAAGTATTCTATCTTCAGCCTGAAGAAGATGGTAAATATAGTGTTCAGTTTGGTCAAGATAGATTCGGTGTTAATCCACCAACAACTGCCAATATACAAGCTACGTATAGAATATGTAATGGACCAGACGCTGACGGTGTTGTAGCATTTGCCGTTAAGTCCATAGAAAACGCCACAGCCACTATCACATCTACTTCTAATGGTGGTGCGTATGAAGAGAGTACTGAATCTATTCGGTCCTTTGCTCCTAAGGCTGTACAGGTACAGGATCGTGCTGTTACTAAGAACGATTATGAAATACTTCTGACAACTAGATTTCCAAATATTCAAGCTATATCTGTATATGGTGGAGATGAAGTTGTACCGCCACAGTATGGAAAAGTTATCATCAGTGTTGATGTTACTGGTGGTGATGGTGCAGCAGACTTCGACATTGCATCATTCAAAGAGTATCTTAAAGATAAGACTCCTCTGACTATTGAGCCAGTCTTTGTTGATGCTAAGTTTCTCTACGTTGATGCGGTTGTTAATGTCGTGTTCGATTCTAATAGCACATCTGTATCACACGCTGCTATACGGTCGAAAGTTACAGATGCGATAATAGCTTATCAGACAAAGTTTCTCAATGGCTTCAATCTGACATTGCATCAATCTCGTTTAGCAGCCGTACTCGATGCTGTTGATACTTCTATCGTATCGACTGGTATATTTACGCAGCCTATTATTGAATTTGTTCCTGTAGTAACTTATGTACAGAACCCGTCATTCTCTTTTGAAGCTGCGCTAGTGCAGCCATACGTCTTTGACGAGGCTATTGGATTTGTAGACTATAAGCCTGCTGTCAAGACTAGTGCATTTACTTTTGAAGGTGCGTTAGTGACACTACAAGATGATGGTAACGGTCGCATTATGGCTGTCACTGCAGGCAGTGGTGCTGAAAGCGTATTCAAAAGAAATATTGGTGTGCTTGATTACGATACAGGATACCTCAGATTATCTAATTTCATTGTCGATAGTTATGAAGGTGCTTCTATTAAGTTCATTGCTAACACTGTTAAGAAAGATGTCAAAGCTCCAAAGGATAGAATTATCTCTATACGTCCTCAAGACATCGTAGTTAATGTAAGGTCTTTAACGGAATAAAATAATGCTGAATGTCACAAAAAATATTTCGTCTTTTATCAAGGAACAGTTTCCTGATATCTATAGATATGACCCATCGCGCAAAAAGCCAGAAAAGCCAGAAGAAGCGCAATTTCTTATAGATTTTACAAAGACGTATTATGACTTCGTTGATGCTACTATGGATAGAGATATTCCTAAACTTAGGGATATTGATACCACTCTTGCCAACTTTCTGATATTCTTTAAAAAGAAGTATCTTCTTAACTTACCGCTGACAGACGCCAATAATGATGTAGCTGATACTCGATTTATTATCAAGCACATTCAGGATCTATATACGCGAAAGGGTTCAGAAGAATCTCTCCGCTTACTGTTTAAGTTATTCTACAATACAGAGATCGAATTGTATTATCCTTCGACTGCAATCTTTAAATCCTCAGACTCTGTGTGGGAAGATAAAATATATCTAGAGTTTTTCACCATTAATACTATGTTAGATTATCCTGTATCAAAAGGAGATAAGCTGACTGGTTCTATCACAGGAGCCTCAGGTTATGTAGACGAGATTATTTTTATTAACTACTCGGGTACTTTAGCACCTGTTGCATATCTCTCTAACGTCTCAGGTAAGTTTTCGAACGATGATTCTATAGTGGTTACTAGAACATCAAATACTGGTATCACAACTAGCACGTCAGCCGGTAAGCTGATCAGGGGATCGATAACAGCACTGTCTATACTTCCAGGTGCTAGAGATGGTCAGAAACTTGGAGAACTACTAAAAGTCATATCAGCAAAAGCTGGTACAGGTGGAACTGCACTTGTGCGTGAGTTAGCTGAAGGAAATACATCTACCATTGGATTCGAACTTGATGCAGGTGGATTCGGATACATTACTCCTGTTAGCGGCAACACAGTTACACTCTCTAATCAAGTTGTCATTCTCCAGCAATCATTATCACCTACCATCAAAGTTGGCGACTCATTATATTCTCATGGTTCTGTAGTATCCGCAATTAGTGCTGAAGGAGTAAGTATAGGAACTCCTGCTAATATTAGCGGTGGTGGTCGTGTCATTGAATACCAACATCCACTCGTTTACATCAATACCACAGATCAGACTCAGATAGAATTTCTTACCTATGTCTATGATCAGCTAGTCGCGGCTACCAGCTCAGGCGTTGATGCTGAAATGAAAGCAATATTCAATACAGAGGTTGATGGCAGAAGGCTAGGTGTACTAAGAGATGGAATAGCTGCTACAGCCATGCTTGAAAACAAAATCTATTTGATTACTGATCTAGGCACTACCACAACTCAACAGCAATGGCACGCCGCTGCTGGAACTACGCAGGGTACTGATCCTAATTATGTAGTGGGTGATACCTTCACAGCAGTCGCAGCGGCCGAGAGTGTTACTGGAGATGGAAAAGTTATCTTAAACGGTGGATACGATTCTGGCACTGGTCTGTACAGCACGGCTGCTGATGCTGCTAAATTCTTACTGTATAGACAAGACCTTCTGGCTAATACTAACACTGCTGGTGCAGCCGCAAAAGCTCTGATCGAAGATAAGTTACTTCCTGCTGTATTTGCTACAGGCATAGGATATAAGTTTCCAATTCTTCCTGAGAACGGTCAAGCAAATATTAAAGTTAGCGGTGATGTGACCACTGAGATGAATATGGTGCAGATAGGAGATTTTAATGAATCAGCGTCATACCAAATAAGTTCACTCGATGATGCCAGTATTGAAGATGTTGTCTTTATTAGAGATTTGGTTGGTGATTTTATTAACACGAAATTACAAGAAACAGTCATCGCTACAGCCATGCTTCAAAACAAAACCTATATTATTGATGATCTAGGCAGCACAACTCAAGATCACTGGCACGATGCTGCTGGAACTTCGAATACTGGTCCTGATTATGTAGTAGGCGATATTTTCACTTCAACCGCTGCGGCCGAGAGTGTTACTGGAGATGGAAAAGTTGTTGATGTTGACGATACAAATTATGGTATGAGTGGCACGTCACCTTTATCCGGTAGAGAAACTTTATATACTAAGTTTAAAGATGCGTTTACGCCACTTGAAGTTACAATCGGCACCATAGATGGTATAAGAGTCACACAAGCCGCTGACAGCGTTTATAAGAATGCGGTGTTCTCTGAAGTGGAGTACGACTCTGTTTCCAAATTTAATAAGACCAATGCCGTTCTCACAATCAATGGAACCGAGACTAAGCCAAAGCCTAATATCCAAGTTGGAGATATAGTAACTCAGATAAGAACTATTGACAACCCCAAAGCACTTAAAGATTCTGATGCTCCTGCTCTCATTACGGATTATGAAGTTAAGGGCAGATGTGTCGGCTCAGAAGAAGGTACTAACAACTTCAAATTTGTACAGTTGAGTTTTTATGACTTCGTTCCAACCTCAGGTGTGGGCAATGAACTTACATGGGGCTTGGATGGTAGTAAACATACAATTAATAAAGTTTCTCGTGACGCCAATTCATTGCCAATGGGTCGAAACGCTATTGTTAGCACAACGGCCAGCTTATTGAGAGATCAGATAACAAAAGTTACTCCAGTAAAGTCTGGTTTCCAATACGATAATGGAGAAGAGGTCGATCTACTAAGATCAGTGACGGCTGGTAATTTTGTAGCAGGATTGGAATATATAATTACTGGGCTAGGAGAAGATCAAGAGTCGGCGCAGGCATTTGCGAACATTGTCGATCCTGAATTGGTGACTGTTCCAGAATCTGGCATTCTACCCGTTGGTACAGTATTTACTGCCACTGGCGCTGGAACCGGCACAGGGACTGCGGATACTCTAGTTGCTAGAGCCAAATTGACTACTTTAGGACAAGGACAAAAAGGTGGCAGTTGGCAAGACGCAACATCGTTTGTCAGTAACAATACTAAGGTGTTGCATGATAATTATTATTACCAAGAGTATTCATATGACATAGCATCTATCATTCCTTCTGATAAATACACTACACTAGTAGATGATATTGTAGGAGTAGCGGGTACAAAAATGTTTAGTTCTCCTCTTATAAATACATCTAACGATATACTGTCATTAAAAATGGATGCCGAGCTTAAGGTGTGGAATATCAATAGTGAACCTTATATTACATCAACGTCGGCTGCGACTTATACGACCGATGCCTCGCCGGAAATAATTACAATCAGTAATGTAGCCCTTGCTGATGCAATCACAGTCGATATAGTGAACATAGTCGATACTGATTTCAGCGTTATTTGTCAGCCAACTGAGAATGTCAAGGTTGGCGACAAATTTAAGATAGAGGGGATAATCGATTCGGGTGATGGTCAAGCTACCATCGTAGGATTGCCTGTAGGTGGGGCTTATTTTTTCAATGGGAAAAATTATGTTGTCTCAAGTATCGATGTGACATCTGATGTTGGTTTAACGGTGCCTCTTGTTACTGGATTCACTTTAGTCGATACTGACGGGACTACTCCTGTCGTTACAGAGCCGGGCACTTTAAACAGTTTAACGTTTACGAAAGTTATTTTCAGTGTTACTTGTGATGCAACGGATATGGAACTTGGCGATAAAGTTCATTTGCGTTCCATCATTGCAGGCTCAGACACTACTACCGAGTATTATATCTCAAGTATCGATGCAGGCACAGCACCAACAGTAGGTAGTAATACATTCACAAATGTTACTGCATTTACTTTAGTCGATAGTGACGGAACTATTGTCGATTTTCTGCGATGGATTTTTGACATTGCGGATCAAACGTATACAAGGTTCACTGAAACTGATGGTGTAAAGATTCATACGACAGACGCACCCCTTGTTAATATGGGAGATATAAGCTTCACTTTAAACATTGATGATACTGATTTCAGTGTTACTTCAAGTGCTGGAACGGATATTGCAGTTGGCGATAGAATCCAGATCAGTGGCAATAATACAGGAACAGGCAGTATTACTGGATACACTAGCGACAAAAAATATATGGTCTCAAGTATCGATGCAGGCACAGCACCTAATGTTACTGGATTCACTTTATTCGATCCTCCTATTATTACCTCATTCGATACTCTCGCTGGAGCAAGTAGTTGGTGGGACCCTATTGGCACTGTAGTTAAAGATGGAAAACAGTGGTTCACCAACCCTACTCCCAATCAGGACCCAGCTGCTGGGAAGAACGGTTCAACCGGGTCAGGAGCAAGAGCGGGTGTGTTTACTGATACAGGTCTTACTGATGTGTCGGTATCATCGACTCGGCACAGCGCACCTCGTGGGCACTCTGGTCCGGTTGTTTGTATAAATCCCGATGATACTAAGTTCGGGTTGGCACTCTTCCTTGAGGATTTCTACGGCAATGGTGCGCTCTCCTATATCCTGTGGGAACTCGGTAGACAGCCTAGTGATATCGACTTGGTGGCATCGGCATCTGCTCCAAACCGTGTTGAGGGTCATGACGTAGTTCTGCGTATGGACGTAGAGGGGGGCATTCTGAAGTGCTACGCAGATGATGTGCTGATTACATGGATAGGTGGGTCAACTACTTATGACATATCCACAGAGGCACCTGGTTTGCTTAATAGCACACTGCATGGTATGAGTGTTGATGTAAACGGGGATGGTCCCCAGACTGCTGCAATGCAAGCAGGAACAGTGCCATTCGAAAGGCAAGGTAACATACCTTGTGCGATATACCCGACCCTTATTCTACCGTATGGTGGTACTGTCGTTACAACACCGGGCACTCTAGCAGGTTTAACGTACACAAGGTTCGCTGGAACTAAGGAAGACGAATTACATGCTACTATCATTGAATTGGAGAGTGAAGATAATGCACGGCTCGGACTAAGTGTTCAGCCCACTGTACCATTCTTTACTCCCTGATAGATGAATTCACCTTTAACGAGAACAAGACGATATGACTAAGATCATTACTGAAAATTTTAAAGTAGAAAACACTAACGAACTATATGGTTCTTTTATCGGAACTGACAGTCTTGTGACTTCAGGATTTGATGGCGCATTACAATCGAAAAGTAATGAGTTTGATAGTAGTGATCCTGCTCAGTTGAACTCTGCTCTTACGCTCGATGAACAGATAGCCATAAAAAAATTGCTTGATGCACAAATTAAAATTCACGGAAGCTCAGCCGAATATTATATAATGGCTTCAAGTTATAGTGTCGACCCGACTATAAATAACAGCCAGTTTGCCAAGCGCGAATTTCAAAGACGAGTTATTTTTGGAAACAAAGTTCCCGTTGACGATGTTCGATACATGTTTGATGCGCCTTTGTGGATAGCGGGCACAGTTTATGACGACTTCGATGATACGGAAGACACGTCTACAAAAAACTTATTTGTACACATTGTAGATGGCTCTCAAGTGACTCATGTTTTTAAATGTTTGGAGAATAATAATGATAGCGCGTCAACACAAGCACCCAGCTTAACATTAGATGCTTCTGGGAGTACTTATATACACGTCATTTCTGGTGACGGCTATATATGGCATTATATGTTCAGTATAACAGAAAATGAAAGGAAAGTATTTTCTACTGCGGATACCTTGCCGTTTCCAGCACCAGGCAACACAGATGTTATGGCAAGGGCTAAAGAAGAAATTTCTCAAATTAAAATTACAAACACTCGGTCAAATCTATTCGCTAAATGTGTGTTTGGTCTACCAGCGGGTAGCACAACGGGAAACACTGCTGATGCATCTAATGTGACTCTATTGAGTAGTGGAAAAATCCAAGAAAAGGTTGATGGTGGAAGTGGTAATAGGCTGATTACAGTAAAGATTAATACTCTAGATTCAGAATTTCTGGATACAGGAGAGAATAGGTATACGAATATGTATCTTTGGAGTAGTTCATCCTTAGACCCACTATACGAAGTGCTTAAATCAAACATTGTTGTAGGTGATAGGACATCTATGACGATAGAGATTGATGCAGAGTCCTTTGATATTGCAGGTAAATATTTCAAACTTGTGCCAAAGATTAAGATAAGCCAAAGCGATGGTACGCAAGCTCTTGCTTATGGCATTATAGATAGAGACGGCACACTCGTTAAGATAGGTTATAAGAACAGGGGTTCTGGTTATAAGTATGCTACAGCCACTCTAGAAATACCGGAGACTGTTGGCAATATAGGCTCATCGGAATCCGGTGCTACACTAAGATGCGTAGTTGCTCCTCCAGGCGGACATGGATCGAATCCTATTAACGAGATGGCGATGAGTAAACTCACTGTAATAACAAACTTCTCAGGCACTGACACGACTGTTCCAGATACTGGCACTTATACAAAGGTCGGATTACTAAAAAATCCTTCATTTCTCTCTCCATCGACTGGCGCATTGTTAGAGAATGGTGTTGAAAATCCCGCTGAGGGTTTTGATAATAGACTGAGGCTAACGATCCAAGCCAATAGTGTAGACGCAGATTATACCGAGTCGCTGACAGCAGGTCAAACCATATCTCAGGAATCTTCAACAGGTGAAACGGTTACCGCAATAATTCACGAAGTAGAATACGATGCTGTTCGTGGTAAGACATACATATATCTAGTAGACTATATCGGAGCTTTCACTAGTAAATTTATTACTGGTGATGTTGGTATTGATGGAGCTGCTGGAAAGAATATAAATACAAGTGATGCAATATACGGAAACTATTCGGCTTACAGTGGAGAAATTTTACACTTTTTAGATTTTGATCCTATCACCAGAATTTTAGACCGTAAAGAAAAAATAAAATTTACCTTCGACTTTTAAGGAAAGAGTATAAACTATGGGAATTAATACAGACTTAAACGTTGATCCGTACTACGATGATTTTTCTGAAGAGAAACAGTTTAATCGTATCTTGTTTAAACCAGCAAAGGCTGTGCAAGCTAGAGAGTTGACACAAATACAGTCCATTCTTCAGAAGCAGGTTGAACGTTTCGGCTCAAATATATACAAGGAAGGTACTATAATCAGTGGTATTAACCTCACTGATCTTCCAGCTATTAGCTATGTTAAACTTGAGGACACCGGCGACATTGATCCTACTCTATATGGAAAGACTGACGAAGTTGCATATACTGTAACTGGTCGAACCACTGGTCTAGTAGCTGAGATTAAGAAAGGTGTAGGCGGTTTTAAAACGCAAGATCCCGATCTTAAAACATTTTTTATTACTTATATTAGTAGTCAGGTTGAGTCGGAGACTCCATCTTCTGTCAAAGAGTTCCAAGCGGGTGAACAATTAGACGTTAGAGTTAAAGAGACCTTTGGTCTTACGCCGGAGCAAGCTGCGACTGCTTATGGTACTCCAGGCGAAGTCATAGCTGTAGCCACGGTTGCAACGATTGATAATCATGTGGGCCGAGCAGCTGGCATCTCTTGTGAAGAAGGAGTTATTTACCAGAAGGGGCACTTCATCTTCGTCACTGCACAGGATGTAATAACATCGAAGTACTCGCTTACCCCTGGTTCAGTATCAGTCGGGTTTACTATTAATGAGCTGCTCATATCATCTGGAATAGATGTAACACTTCTCGATAATGCCGCGGGGTTTAACAACGAGAATGCGCCTGGCGCTGACAGACTTAAGCTAGTGCCTACTTTGATTGCTGTGCAGACTGCTGACGAACCTGAAGAATTTTTTGCACTGAAACGATATGTTGACGGTAATCCTGTTCGTATTCGCGATACGACCCAGTTCAATTCTATAGCAACAGAAATGGCTCGAAGAACATATGATGAGTCAGGAAATTATGTCACAGAGGGCTTTGGAGTATCTCTAGAACTTGCTAATATTGATGGCACCACTAAAGCATACGCTGCTATCGCTCCCGGCAAAGCATACGTATTTGGTAATGAAGTGCGAAATATTTCTAGTAGACGATTAGAAATAGTGCCTACAGAAGAGACCGAGACTAAACCCAACGAAATGACTGGCGCATCGTATGGACAATACTACAAATTTGACAACAGGGCTGGTGAAGATGGCGCGATGTTTGCTACTGACGGCACAAGAAATAAAATGTATAATGCTGCCGGAGAATTGATAGGTTATTGCTCTATAGCAAATGTTACAGCTGGTGCTCCAAGGTCGACTACTGGCGGTAGAATATATGTTTATGCCGTAGTGAAGGAAGCCGGGCAAGAAAATTCTGTTCCTACTAGAATTGCCAAGGGTGATAGTGCTTATGATGGTACTCGCATTAACTTGACCGGGAGCGCCGGTGCGTTGAAGGACCCTAACGTCGGCGGTAAAATATTCGATGCTGGAAAATCTAGCATGAAGAGCATTTTGGACGTAAAATACACTCGTCAGAAGGCGGTTACAACAGACGATCAAGCGATAGTGACTATCGCATCGACTGATACTGAGCAACCTATTATGACTAACGCATATGCTATAAATGGCGCCAATCAATTTCTAGCTGTAACAACACAGTTAGCCTCTAATAGCGTTATATTTACCATTGCTGGCACAAGAGGTGCTGGCACTGTACTTTATTATGATGCAATCATATCTGGTACAGCTCAGGATGCTCTAGTCGAAAGTGATGTTTACGTCAGGTCTGTAAAAGACAATAATGGCATAGCCTCTCTTGGTCTACCTAACTGTATTGAGATACTAGAAATTATTGATGATGGTGGTAATGGCGCAGATGTAACGTCAGATTATAGGCTTGTCAATAACCAAAAAGAAAACTTTTACGACATTTCTTATATAAAACTACTACAAGGAAGAGTGTCTGATAACGCCAATCTTAGAATTAAGGTGAAATTTTTAGATAGACCGGATGGGATTAATGGCTACTTAACTGTAGACAGCTACTCAGAGGTTGAGAAGTACTCAACGATAACTTCAATGCCTTTAATTAAAGACTTTGTGAGTAAAAGTGGCTTAAGCTATGACTTGCTAAATTGTTTTGATTTTAGACCATATGCAGTAAAACAAGTCTCCGCATCACTCTCCGCGAGTGGTTCTACCACTGTTCCCACTGGAAATGCTCTCACGTTGAATAGCAGTATTCCAATTCAAAACGATACTCTAATATCATCACAACAGATATATAATATGTCCAGAATAGACACTGTTTTTATTGATGATTTGGGAGAGATAGCAATAGAGAAAGGAAAGGAGTCTGAAACCCCTAGTATTAATAAAGTAGAGCCAGACCAATATTCTATTAGTACCATACTTGTTCCTGGCGGTACTCTACGCACAACAGGCAGTAGCAAGTTGCAGTTATCTGATGTCTCTAACAAAAACTACACAATGCGAGAGATTGGTAAATTAGAAAGGCAGATTGAGAGATTGACAGAACTAGCATCTCTCACCTTGTTAGAAAGCAGTGCAAAGGATCTCCTTATTAGAGGTGTGGACGGACAGAATAGATTTAAGAATGGTATTTTGGTTGACGCATTTCGTGATATGAAAGTAGCTGCTTTGATAGATCCAGAGTTTAATGGCGCCATCGATAGAAGTAGAACAGTAGCAACTCCATCTATTATAGAGTTTCCTATAGACTTAAAAGTTGGAGCTTCTGAAGGCATTAGTTCATTCGCAGATGTTGTAACACTACAAAGTACTGAGACTGTTACAGTTATCGAGCAAATGTACGCTACTAACTTTAGAAACTGTGTCTCGAACTTCTATTCATATGATGGTATTGCAGTCCTTCATCCTCCGTTCGATGCTTCGTATGATGTCACGCAGAATCCGGCTATCAATATAGATATAGACTTAGCTGGTCCAACATTAGATTTAATAGACACTCTCGGCGAATTTATGCCTTTAACCGTGGAAGATCCAGCAGTAATTTCCTCTTTTGGTAATAGAGGAAGTGGAAGGAATCGTACTTTCAATGTCGATGTTTCTCAAACAACCAGAAGCTTGGAAACGAGTGTAAGAACTTCTACGCAGAACGTAGGTAATTTTATTACAGACTGGTCGATGAGTCCTTATATGCAATCCAGAGAAGTTAAAATTCTGGTCACAGGGCTTAGAGCAAATGTGGAACACTTTTTCTATTTTGAACAAACTCCTATTGCTGCTAATGTTTATCCAGGCACTATCGATACAAGCCCTACCGAATTTAATGTTGAAGATGTAGAAATATCTGGAGAATTGAACGCACCAGTTCGAAGTGATGAAAACGGGACTTTGGCTGCCGTATTCAGAATACCAGCAGCGACATTTTTTGTTGGACAAACCACTCTAGAGGTCGTTGACGTAGATAGCTATGCCAACATCGAGTCTGCTTCGACATCCTATGGTAAAGCACTGTATAGAGCATATAGCTTTGATATAAGCAAATCCGAACTGAGTGTCACTACTCGATCAGTTGATGTTAGTGTCGGTACTTCAACTACAGTAAGATCGTTTCAAGTACCTAACCCATGTGATCCAATAGCACAAACCTTTATGGTTCGAACATCGCAAGCAGCGGGTGCTTCTGTTATGTACATTGAAAGTCTTGACCTTTTCTTCAAGAAGAAAGCAGATACTACTGGGATAACAGTTGAGATTAGAGAAGTTGTTAATGGATATCCTTCGCGCACAGTCTTACCTTTTGCTAGAAAGCACATAAAGTCTTCACAGGTTAATATATCTGATAATGGGTCTGCTGTAACAGAAGTTACTTTCAGAAACCCTATTAAGTTACATACTGAAAAAGAATACTGCTTTGTCGTTTTACCAGATCAAAACTCTCCAGACTATCTTATTTGGACTGCTAAAGTTGGCAGCACTGATCAAGCATCTGGAGCAGCGATCACTAACGATTGGGGAGAAGGAGTACTATTTACTTCTACCAACGATAGTGCATGGAAATCGTATCAAGATGAAGATATCAAGTTCACGTTAAAAAGATATAACTTTTCTGCTCAACCGGGCACAGTCGATCTTGTACCAAATGAGGTAGAGTTCTTAACTATAGCTAACCGCACAAGGAATTTTATAAATGATGAGTTAGTGTATGTTAACAGCGGTGGTCAAGGTACTGGATTTGCCAG